TCGAGCTGGGGACGATACCGCGGCGATGTAAGCTTCGAGACATTCAAAGCGCGACTCATCGAACTGGCCAAGGCAAAGGGCGAAGAGTTTGTCGCACGGCTTCCACAGGCATGGAAAGATGAGATGGCAACTGCGTCACTTGACGGCAATGCGATAATGGACGCAGAGGCAGTAAAGAAGTTCGCACGCCGTTTGCTGGGGGTCAAATGAAGTCACCACTACACGCAATCAAAGCCGTTGCTCCGTTCACTCTGAGCGGTCGCGGAGTTGTGTACGGTGGGGAAGACCTCACCGGCGACCGCTTCAGCAAAGACACCGACTTTGGCGCCACGCGGTCATTCGTTGGCATGCCTGTGTACTATGATCACGCGCTTGGTGGCATCAAGTCACAAATCGGGATGGTCAAAGTATGGGCACCGACCGACGAAGGCATCGATGTGCAAATCGAATTGGACCGTCGCCACAAATACGCGGCCGACGTGATGAAGTTAGCAGAATCCGGCGCGCTTGGTCTGAGCACCGGCGCATTGCCTCACCTTGTCGAGCGTGTCGACGGCGAAATCAAACGATGGGTCGTCGGTGAAATCTCACTGACCCCAACGCCGGCGGAACCACGCACCACAACCGAAGTTACGACCAAAGGGAATCCCGTGCGCACTGCGGCGGTTAGCACCGGTCATAGCGATATTGAAACCGCAGTACTTACAGAGGAAACAGAACACACCATGAGCGACATTAAAGACGCAGTCAAAGCCGCCATCACTGAACTGGCCGGCGAACCCGTAGCAGGCGGCACGTTCCACGCACCAGCAATCAAAGCTTCGTTGCCCGCTTCGGTCGAAGTCGAATCCCCTTACGCATCCAACGAATACCACGGCGCCTACAAGAGCTTCATGCGCGGTTCAAACGACGCATCGGTCATGAACACCTTGACCAATGCAAAGAGCGCCGCAGCATCGTTCTACAAGACGATGACCGAAGCAACCAACAACGACGGCGGCTACACGGTCCCAACGACCATCAACCGCGAAATCGTCGCACGCCGCGACGAAATGTCGTTCCTCGGTCAGGTTGGCTTCACCCGTGTCACCACGGAATCATGGAAACACATCATGCCTGCGCAGAGCACCAAGGCAACTCCGGGGATTGTCGCCGAAGGCGTGACCGCAACGGCTTCAGAGCCAAACTTGGCAAACTCCAAGACCATCCAACTCTACAAAGACACCCTCGAATTCGCTTTGTCAGATGAACTCTTGGCCGATACGTCGTCGAACCTTGAGCAGTTCATTCAAAACGAAATTGCACGCGCAATGGCAGTCAGCGCAAACAACTACATCGTGAACGGTTCCGGTTCTTCGCAGCCTTACGGTTTGCTCACCCGGGTCACCAACACGACCGCATTCAGCGCTTCGGCAATCACCAACGCACAGATCGTCGGACTCAGCACCGACGTTGCCGGCGAATATCTCACCAACGGTCAAACCGGCTTCATCATGCAGAACAGCACGTGGGGCGCGTTGAAGACCCTTGACCTCACCAATTACAACCGCATCACCGAGACGGTGAACGGTCAGCGCTTGGTCGAAGGTTGGCCGGTGATGTTGTCCGCACAGATTCCAGCAATCGGCACGGGCAACAAGTCGGTTATCTTCGGTAACTTCAACTACTACGCATTCGTTGAGCGCACCTCGGGCGTCCAGATTGAGCGCTGGCGTGACATCCGCAAGGGCTTGACCTACGTGGTCGCTTCATGGCGCTACGGTGGCGACGTCACCCAAATCGAAGCCTTCGCACTCGGCGTGCACGCGTAAGCAATCCTGTAGTGGCGCCGTAGAGTGTGCACGCTCTACGGCGCTTTTTAGAACGGAGCCCCAATGAAAATCCAAATGATTCACGGCATCGTATTCCGCGAAGGCAAAGTAAACCTTGCATACGGTCCCGGTGAGATTGTCGACGTGGATGCGGTAACGGCAAAGCAACTCATTGACGAAGGCTCAGCCGTCGCGATGGAAGACGAGCCACAACCCGAAGCCAAGCCGAAGAAGACGACGAAGGTTATCTAATGGCCTACACGACGACCGCAGAGCTCAAAGCCTACATGAACATCACGGCGTCATCGGATGACACGCAGTTGGGCTACGCGGTCACCCGTGCGCAGGCCATGGTCGACCTTGCAACACACCGCACCTTCGAGGCCGCAGCGGATACCACGCGCACCTACACGCCGCTCTTGTTCAACGATGGCGGCGACCTCATGGACTACGACACGCTCTACCTCAGCGCCGACCTGTACCAACTCACAAGCATCACCAACGGCGACGGCACAGCCGTTTCGTTGTCTGATGTGGTACTGCTTCCATCCAACGTCAAGCCTGCGTACGGTATCAAAATCAAACGCGGGGTCAACGTATCGTGGACACACACGACCACGCCGGAAAACTCGGTGAGCGTCGTTGGGCGCTTCGCGTACTCGTTGACCGCACCGGCGGAAATCGTCGCGGCTACGTTGCGCATTGCGGCGTATCTGTACCGACAACGCGAAGGCACGCCAGATAGCGACCGGGCGATTCTCAGCGCCGACGGCATGGTGCTCGCCGCTCCGCAAATACCGAAGGATATCCAAACAATCCTGAAGCCATACGTGAGGCGGTCGCTATGAGTTCACAACTCGTCAGCATCGTCGCAGCGGTGGCCGGCATGAGCGTCAGCGGAGTGAGCACGGTGTACTACGGGACATCGCTAAAGAACGCGGTGGAGATCGCCGACGTACCTGCGCGCATCGTCTCAGCGGTGGGCATGCAATCCGCACGCACCAAGACAACGACGCTCGGCGGTTCAGGGCACGTGATGAACACCGAGTGGACCATCACCGACGTGGCGCTTCTGCGTCCCGCTGGGATGGGCATCGGGTTGAAAGACGTCGCGGTGACCATGGAGAACTATTTGGCGGCGTACCACGAAGCGGTGCGTACCTTGGTTGCTCCGGCGTGGCAAATCATCGATGTGCGGTGCCGTGCGCAAATCTTGGAATGGCCTCAAGCATCCGGGCGAAGCTATGACACGGTCATTGCGACGCTGGTAATATCTGAAATCGTCCAATAGGAGAGAAGACATGGCACAGACAACCGCAGCCATCAACGGCGTCGCCTCAACGGTATCGGTGAAGGTTGCTTCGGGTTCCTACGTTGACATCAGCGGTAGCACGCAGAGCGTCGACGCAGCAACCGCGACGGTAATGAACAGCGACACCTACACCCTCGACGGGAGCAACGCGATCATCCTGCTCGGCAAGTTTGAACCGGTGGACGTCACGGTAAACGTTTTGTATACCGAAGTCGCCAGCACCGAGGCGTTCATGATTGTCAGCGCCGCATTTGCTGCGAAGAGCGCAGTGCAAGTGAAGTGGTTGCCGAAGGGCTCCGCATCGGGCGCCAACACGATTGAAACCAACGCGACCGGCTACATCACATCCATCGACTACCCAGCCGTCGACGCTTCGAGCGCAGACGCAATCATGGCTTCGTTTACGGTTCGATGCCCCGGCATCACCTACACGGACGTCGCATAGTACGGGCGTGCGGTCATGGTGGGGCGTGACCGCGTGCCAAGCTTAGCCCCACACATTTTTCTACAAAGGAGACACCCCACATGTCTAAACAGTACACAATCGACGACAACAAGCTCACCATCGGCGATCTCATCAAGTTGCAGAGCGCCAAAGAAGACATCTCGGTGATGGTTCAGATTCTTCGCAAGTGCGTGACGGTTGAAGACGGTGAATTCGAAGACGTGCCAGCGAAGCACTTCCCGGTCATCGTCAAGACAATCCTCGCGTCACTTAATCCACCAATGGGAAACTAAAGAAGGCGCTGCAGGCTCACCTGTGGACCGGTGAAGCGGCGCCGATGGAATATATCCGGCTGGTTATGTGTCGCGATGTGTACCACTGCACCCCTGCGCAACTTGAGGCAGTCTCTTGGAATACCATTCAAGAAGATTTGATGATGATGAGCGTGGAGCGCAACGTACAACAGCGACGGAGTAAAAAGTAATGGCCGAAGAGACGGTACTGATTCGTTTTAAGTCTGACGACGAAGTAACGAAGACAACCAAAGCCGTGAACGACGGGCTCGACGATGTTGGCAAGAATGCCACAAAGGCGGGCTCGTCGTTTGGCGGTATGGGCTCCGTGATGA